AGGGCAGTATGATTTGCCTTTTGATAAGTATTGTGCGCAACCCCACACTGACTTCCCATGGGTCATTTTCCTGATATAACTCCATCCGCAAGTGGCACATCTGACTTTTCCCTTGAATTGGTTTCCGTCACTTTGCCTACTTGGGAGGTTTTTGAATATCTCAGCCCTCCTTTTCAATTCTTTTTGGGCCAAGATAAAAGTTTCCTTTGAAACGATGGCCTCATGGCTGTTCTCGACCAAATACTGAGGCAATATCCCATTATTTTTATATGAATGTTTATCCAGATAGTTCTTTCGGTACGTTTTCTGCAAGAGAAGGTCGCCAGTATACATGCCGTTGTTAAGGATCGTGTTTATGCTCGACTTTGCCCACACAGTATTCTCAAACCTCGTTTTTCTGCCTAAATCAGTCATTCTCTGGGCTATTTTCTGTATTCCAAGACCATCAAGAAACAAACTGAATATCAGCCTAATTGTCTCGGCTTCAGTAGGTTCAATCACAAGCTTTCCTCCCTTGAGCCTATAGCCAAGGAAAGTAACGCTCCAAGCCTTCCCTTCTTCAAAATTCTTTTTTATCCTCCATTTCATGTTCTCGCTCACTGACTTTGCTTCTTCCTGTGCAAAGCCTGCAAGAATTGAAATCATGAGCTCTCCGTCACCGCTTAAGGCATGAATATTCTGTTCCTCAAAAAAGACATCAATGCCCAGCTGTTTTAATTCCCTTACCGTTTCTAGTAATACTATTGTGTTTCTAGCAAACCTTGATATCGACTTGGTTAGAATCAAATCAATTTTATGAGCGTTGCAATCGTCTATCATTCTATTGAAATTCTCTCGGTTGGCCTTCGTTCCGGAGATTGCCTCATCAGCGTATACACCTACGAATTCCCAACCATCACGCACTTGGATCATATTGCTGTAATAGCTCACTTGGTATGAAAGCGAATGAAGCATTGCATCTTTTCCTGATGAAACACGTGCATAGGCTGCAACTCTCGTTTTTCTTTTAAGTTCAGGAAGCGCCTGAATCTTCACAATTTTTGTATCCAATTTATCGTCCTCCTTTCATTCATATACATCACTCTAAAAGGAGGTTATATCAAGTTGTGTTTTCCTATAAATGCTATTGAGTTTGAAGCCATATTTTAAAGCCAATTCACGTTCATATTTTGAGTAGTCTCTTTCATTCAAAATGCTCGCGTTTATGAGGCTTTTAAGCGTGTTTATCCCAATGAGATATCTCTCATAATTGAGCTGTTTATCTTTGTCCATCGTCAGCCGCCTTGCTCTTATAGCGAGCGTTGATATAGCACTCATGAGAACAGTACCTTTGATCTTTATGGGAATAGGAAACAAACTCCTTGCCGCAACAAGCGCAAACAAACTTTTTGTCGCTTGCTTTCTCTATGTTTTTTCTTCTTTTGTTCCACCATTCGTTCCTGCATTTATCACAGCAAAAAACCTTCTTATGGCTAGAAGGATTCGCTATTTCCATTCCACAATTCTTGCAATGAGCTGCTTCTGTTTTTTCAGAGGCAACCCTTCGCAGGGTGGATTTGACCGTATTTAAAGAAATGCCTAGTTCCTTGCTTATCTTTTTTGCTCCATAGCCCTTAGACCTGAGGTCATATATCTGTTCTTTGATTTCCGGCATAGACGTTCCTCCTGAAGATGCCCTTCAAGAGTTAAAGAACAGCGAGAGCAAAAATGAGTAAAAAGGCCTTTAAGAAGCAGCCCCTTTGGAATTCTTATGGAACTAAGGCGATAAACCTAGTCTTATTTCAGCTCGTCAATAGCCTTAGATATTTTCTTCCTTTGACTTTCGCTCAACCCGCTGATTTTCTCTTCGAGCGATTCCTTTGATGCTGATTCCGGAGCTGTCGTTTTTGTCAAAGCAATTTTGTCTCCTTCGCAGACGACTTCCACATATTCGCCGCTTGTGAATCCAGCTTCCTTCAGCCACTTGCCTTTTAAGATGATGGTCGGTACCTGCGTATAGTTCCCTCCGCCCATAGACTGCTCGTAGATTTTTAGTTTTCTAGACATATTGTAATTATCTCCTTTTAAAAAAGTGTTCCTCTATATACATATAGGGACTTAAAGATGGTTTTTTACTAAAACTTTTCAATAATTATAACATGGAGGCATAAAAAAAGACCTCCCACAAGGCAATAAGCCAAGCAAGAGGTCTAAATTATTAAGCATTCTTCAATGTATCAATTGTCGATTCAACCTGAGTGCTGATCCATGCATCAAGGTCACCATAGTTTTTCTTGATGTAATCAATAAGCTCGGTGCCAAGCTGAGATTTGATGATTACTGTAGCCTTATTCAATGCGGTCTTTTGGGCTTCAGCGTCAAAGTCTCCGCTTTTCTTAAGCGAATCGACGTAGGTCTGAAACACAGACTTTACTGCACTAAGCACTATCTCAGATGCCTTAGACAAAAAAGCGGCCGCCTTCTCGTCTTTGATCTTGGTTCCTATCCATTGGATTAGTTTTGTCCCAAGCAAGCTGATAAGCGGTACTATTACCGCCGTGACAACGATACTGATGATATTTAACAAAATGTCATTCATGTTTTTTTCCTCCCTTTATATGTATGTTCTGGTCTTCTATGTGGTTGTTGACTTTCTCTTCGACCAATATGAGCCTTGCATGGAGGTCGTCATATTTGGCCTGAAGTTTATCTAGCGTCTTTTCTATTCTGTCTATCGAAGATTTTATGTATCCGACGTCTGAGAGAAGGACACCTTCGCTTTTTCCGTCTTTCTTCTCGTCTGCCTTTGAGCCCTTGTGAAAGGCAAGATAGGCAAAGAGAATACTCGACAATGTACCAAGCACGCTGATTATGGTCAGGACTATTTCAATTTCAGACATGGTTGAGTTCCTCCTTTACTTTTCTGATGTATTCAAGATATGTTCCTATGTTTTCCCTGTAGATCTTTTTCCCGATTGCTCCGTCGTAGTTCCATTTGAAAGTTATCATCTCTTCTTTGAAGCTATCAGGTATTTCCGTACAGAATTTGCCTGTTTTCTTATAGTCTTCAAGCTGGCCGCGGATCCTGATGATGTGATAGAAACGTTTGAGGGGCTCTTCGGTGTCAACATACAGGAACATGAAATACTCATAGACTGCTTCAAGGTATTTTCCCAGCGATTTCGTGATGTCATAGTTCACGAATTGCTCATAGTCCTTGACATACTCCTTATTCATATAGATAAGCAATGAATCGATGTTACACATGTCATCAATGAAGATTTTGTTATAGCCGCACATGCTTTCGTCAACATACTGTCTTTTCATCATGAAATCCCTTCCGTAAATGAAGAGATCAAAGTCGCCGCATGATGTGTGGATATACCCGTTAAATCCGTCAACGAACACGTTGATATCGATATCGGACTTCCCATCCTCGTAGCAGTCATAGGCAAGAGAGCCGCCAAAGTACATAAACATGATCTTGTAGGTTCTCAGGGCATTTGAAACAACGTTATATATGTATTCTTTGGAGAACCTGCCGAGTACCACATCTCTCTTCTGCCTCATGTCCTTAATCATCTTCAGCATCCTCGAATCCTTCTATATTCTCCTTGAGCCAGGAGTAAGAGGCACTGAACGAGTTTCCACCAACAAATTTCTCGTAATCCTCCGGAGGGACAGTTATATCTATCGAATCTATGAATTCAAAGCCTGCATCGCGTTTTTCCTTTGAAATGTATGAGGCAACACATATCGTCACTTCTTTGCTTATTGCATTGATTGAGACACACGTGACCCTGTGATATGAAGCCGCGATGCCATAAGTCGAATCAAGATTTTTAATTAATGCCATGTTTTTCCTCCTTAGGCTGTGCTGTTGGCAGCTCCGGTATCTGTGCTGTTGATGCAGATTACCTTCGATGCGGTACGGATATAGACTTTATGGTTGTAATAGTCGATCGCCATCTCACCTATCCTTGTGAGATTGCTGGTCGTAGGGGCCTTTGTCCCTCTTTTAATAACGATTGTCGACATTAGTATGTTCCTCCATCTATCGTTGAACTTGGTGTCAAGACTTTGCTTGAATTGACTCCGATATAGACTTTCTTGATCGGAGGATTGTAGTTACCGTCAATCGAGACGAACATAGAAAGTGCGCCAGCCACTGTCGTAGATTTGAGTTCACTTAGGGACTCGCAGTAATTGACATAGCTGAATTCGCTTCCGCACTTAGGGTCAGTGACATAGACATGAGACAATGTCTCGAGCTGTTGGTTTGTGAGGTGCTTAGAGCTGTTTAAGTGTGTGTTGTAAACTGCTTCGCTGACACCACCCAATTCCGAAAGACTAATCGAAACTGCGCCGGTTTTTCCGTTTACCGAGGTGACCTTGTCGGTAGGAGTCATCAATTCCTGCCAGTTTGCCTCAACGGAAGGGTCGGCTGTCTTTAGGATAAATGTCTTACTGAGGTCTGTTCTCACGGCGACATCCCCTACCTGAGCAGAAGTAAGTCCAAGCATTGCGCTGGCGCTCGAGACAACAAATGTATCGGTGATTGCCACCTGAGGTATGATGTTCTGACTCAGCTTGCCATCGCTGTCAATAACAGGGATCCTTCCAGATGTGTTTCCGACGTTGAATCTGGAGGCCTGACCGAGATCCAATACGGAGATCTTGGTGTCCATAGCCGAATCGGCGTTTTCCTTCGAGTAGAATTCGATATAGTCCGAGGCTGTTAAAGGTGAGGATGTCGTCCCTGTCTTGTCAGCCTTTGATATATAGAGGTTCTTACCGTTTAGATCGATAAGAGGCTCTCCTGCCCTTATTGTGCCGTTACCGACCAAAGGGCCATTCCCACTGCTGGTTTTTCTTTTAATTTGTATTGTTGCCATTTTAATTTTCCTCCTTAATAGCTGACAAACACTGCGAACACCTCATGAGAGATATCACCCGCCGTAATGATCAGCGTTCCGTTTTCGTATTCGACGATCGCCGTATAGTCCTGCCCGAGAAATTTGTAGTTGACAGAAATCCCCGTCCTGCCTCCCAGCATTTTCGAGTTGAGCGTGACTATGTTGTTGCAAAGATAAAACGATATGATGAGCACATCCTTTGATTTGAGGCTGTTCAAGTCAAACTTCTGAACTCCTTTTGAATATGAGGAATGAGAGATTGTCGTGCTGGCGATCCCATATTGCTTTGAGTCTATCGTTCTGACTATTTCCGACTTTGCTGCCTGAAGCTCATCTTTATTCGTTGAGATATAGACAAGTTGTGACGTGTCAATAGAAAGTGACGATGCCGTCTTTCTGTAATAGCAGATCGGGAGCTCGAACACTCCTTCTTCCTCAAGAAGATTTGTCTGGGTAAGGCTTGGATAAACGTTAGTCGCTTCCTTGAGGACAAGCGTCACCGTGTTAGCTGAGGTATCGACCTTTATGACGACTGTCCCATATGCGGAAGAGTCAAGAGTGACAGTTATCGATGTGTCCTTTTCAACGTAGACACGTCGGCCATATATCGAGACAAACCCGTCAGCAAAGGTGATCTTTCCATTTGCCACGCTGGGATATATCTTCCCGCCAAGATCGTAGAAGATTCCGTTCACTTTGTTTACTAAGTAATAATTGAATATTGCATCATTTTTTGCGGTGTTTATTGCACCATCAAAAGTAAGTTTTACTAAAGCCATTAATAATTTCCTCCATCAACATCGGTAATAGTCGTCGAGACGGAAATATTCCCTCCAGACGATCCTATCCCCTTCTTTAATAATTTTATTTTGTCCGTAAGGGACGTTCTCTGCTCTCCTAAAGTCAGATAGCATACATCAAAGTTCTTTTTGTATTTGATCTGCGTGAGCAACGTGTCATATGTTTTGTTTGGTCCATAGAACTCGATGTAGAATCCAAGAAAGACGTTAACAAGAGGTATGAATACATTGTTATAGACACTAAGCGTGAAAGTGATCTCATGGTCGCTTATCGCCGAGCAGAGCGAACTCTGCGCCTTTGTTTTAAGGGAATCGTAGTCATCATCGGAATAGTACTCGGCGGTCGCATTTACATACTCATATCTTCCTTCGGCTTCCCTATCCTCCGATATGCCTCCGTCCCTCAGAAGATAATAGGAGACCGCTGCCTTATGGGTCTTGTTCTCTTTCTTAGGATAAAAAGTTATCTTGTTGATCGAATTGATGTCGGAATCGGATATGGAAAGGTCCCTGATTTCTTTAAAGTCATATCTGAGCTTGGCTGACTTTGCGACTTCTTCGATGATGATTCTTATAGACGTAAACCTTCCTCTGAGAAACCCGACTTTGTACTTGACGATTATGTTGTAGGATTTTAAGAGAAGCTCGATAAGATCATCAATGCTTATAAGGCAGTCAGCATCATAGGTTAGCTTCCCGTAGACAGAGGATCTGACGTTTATATCCAGATACTTGAGGCATTGCCTTGTATCTTCGTTTTCGACGAATGCCTGCCTTATCTTGCTTGAAAGTAACGCGCAGAGGTCTCCGGAGTAGGTTTCGACAGGGACTTTTATGTTGAAAAGCTCCTTGAAGTCCTGACAGTGAATCTTAAGTGTTCCGTCATCTCCGCTGATGATTCCCTCAAGTATTCCTATGTAACTGAAGCTCTCGTGTTTAAGGATTACTACATCCCCGATAGACGCGTTTATTGCTTTTTTATTGAGTGTAAATGTTGACTTCTGTGAGACTACCATATCGAGCACAATTTCGAAGTCCGGTTGAATCGGAGCAAAGTCTTTGTATGACAGAGTGTTTCTGTTTAAGAATATAAGCTGCATGTTAATTACCCAGATACCCTTCCACCATCGTTATTGTGCATGTCGGCGATGATGTGGTATTCGGTCTGAACTCAATGTCATAAGTACCTTTTTCAAGGAACAGAAAATTCTCGCAGGTAAAGTCCTGATACTCGTATCCATTCACCGCTTTGCCATTCTCGGTGATCTCTATCTTCTGGTCAGTAGGAAAGGCATCCACCTCGATTTTTGCATCAGCGCTTGAGTAGTAGATCTTCATCTTCATGATCTCCTTCCCGCTTTTGCTGACGATTATCTCTGGATTGTCAAAGGCTCCGTTTATGATTATTCTCAGCGGTGCCTTAGCGTATCCGTTGTTGGTAATAGACACGGTACCTTTGTAGGATTCCGAATAGGTGTAGGAAAAAGAGTATGGATAGACCTTACCCGTCTCGGTTACTTTTATTTGGATTTCCTTGGTAACGTTTCTGAACCAAAAGGAAAGCTTTTTTATCTTCAGTTCTGACTGTATGGTTCCGGCCACGAGCTGCGCCTTACTCAAGGAAACGATCTGGCAATTTGCATACCTTACATCATCGCTTTCGTAGTAAATGTCGAAGCTTGAGGAATTCTCTATGTAGCTTAGGAATGCCTTATACCCCTTGTATCCTTTTAGAAACACAAGAGACAGAGAGATATCCGTCATTTTATTGACCTCGGACTGTCCTTTGTAGATATTCCCGTAGTCGGTGAAGGTAAAGCTTTTCTCAAAGCCTAGTCCAGACAGATCGCTTATAAGGACCCCGCTTGCGTAATCGAAGCGAAAGGAGGTCCCTTTTTCATTTATCAAATACAATTTTCTCATAGATATGAACCTCCTAATGCCTTGTTAATTGAATCGACATCGAACTCGCTAGAAGACGTATTTATCGTCACGTTGTTCGTGGTGTTTATGGTTTCATTTGAGACAACGTTTGGATTGCTTCCGCCATTCAAATTGAACGTGTCAGCAAACCAGTCTCCAACATCACCAAACCAACCACTTATTGAATCACCGACATCTCCGAACCAACCGCATACGTTATTCCATGTATCGCTGAGCCAATTGCCCACAGAGTTGACCGTATCGTTAAGCCAATTTGAAAAGCCATCAATGACCCCGCTAAAGAAATCGCTGATTGTTCCGACAAGGTC